TCGCGGGCGCAGTTTTCGCGATTGCAAGCTCTTCTTCGGTCATTGCGCGATCCTGGCCGTCTCTGGCTCCAGGCTTCGAGTGAATGGGGCAATCTTGCCACCAGTGGAGACCCATTTTTCTAGTGCAGCCCAACGATCCGCCTTGCCAGGGGACTGCGTGATCAACAGTTCGCCTGCTTCACTGGTGAGTGCTCGGACAGCTGTTCCATCGGCATTCGCAAACTCGGCAGAGACAATCGTATAGTAGGGGGCTATCTCTCCGCCTGCGCGCAGCCAATCCGCCAAACCGTTGTGCAACAACGCTTGGCCTACTAGTACAACGTTTTCACCAGAGGATGAGATGATCCTGATGACCGATCCGTCCTCGGTATGAAACTTGACTGAACTGATGGTGTGCATCATGAGGCTCCTATTGTGGCAGAATCTCTTCGACTTCCATCGTTGAGGCTGATACACCGCCAAAAAGACGAGCCGTGGTGTTTCCATTGATGGCCACAGTTCCTGTGGTGCCACCACCGATGCGTAACTTATAGGTACGCGTCGTGGTACTGGCTGCGTCCACCACTGATTCAATCATCGTGTTCTGGGGCCAGCCTGAGTTTGCACCCATACCCATCGTGGCAGCGAATGCACTGGCAACAGAATCCTGAAATAGCGAAAGAATATAGGGGTTAGCAGCAGTGCCGTGTGTGGCCATCACCGAGCAACGAATGCGAATCTTGCTAGCTGCATTCGTCGGCGTGATCGTCACAGCTAGTATCTCTGTACCCTCTGATTGTTGGGGGATAGTGTTGTCGTCAGGAATCACCGAAGTAGTCGTCGAATAGGTTGTCTCGACGTCTCGAAGAACTTGAGCCAGCGTACCGTGCCCGGCGATGTAAACCCCCGCGGCGTTCAGCGAGCCAACCCCCCTGTCTCCGCCTGCCGGGGAACCGATCTGTACGCCCTGACCAGCGGTAAGAGGCGCCATCAGTACGCCGTTGGTGATCGTCAAGAGGCGGGTTACTGCGTCTTCTGAGCCATTGGTGGGGTCCAAGATAACTGAGTCAATGCCGCCATACTGGCGCTTTAGTCCAGTGCTACTGTTGCCAGTGAAGCTCAGTTCGCCAATTTCATCACTTGCAGCAGGAGAGACGCTATTCCGATAAGCCTCATACACCGGACCGTTGCTGGAACCACCATCATTGCTGGTCAAGGTGCCGCTGAAGCTAGCGACAGCTGCTCCATCTGCCCTGCTAAAATGCAGGCACTTCCAGTTTCCCGAGCCGAGAGACAAGAAGAACCCGACGTCCCCCGCGGCGGTCACGATATTGGCCGCGCCCGGCAGCTTCAGCGACGTTGCGTTGTGCGTGAGCGTGAGGGAACCGGTGAACTCGATGATGCGCAGCGTTCCGGCACCGACCGTTCCGAAGCTCGTGATCGTGGTCGTCCCGGTCACGGTGGTGTAGAGCGCGGTGCCGGCGGCTCCGATGGCCGTCGTACCCGCGCTCGCGACCGCGCTGCCCTGGGAGCCGACCGCCCGCTTGACGATCGAAGCGAGCCCCCGGATGGCGTTGTTGATCCCGCTGGGCGCGCAGTTCTCCGCGATGTTGGCGCCCTGCACGTTGTCGTTGTTCGAAGCCGTGGTTTCGTCGAAATCGAATAGGTCGTTCTTGTTTGCCATCAGGCCCTCCAGACAGAAAAGCTCTCGACGGCGCCCAACCTCCGCCCGCTAGGGTGCCAGGCGGTCAGTCGCGGTCATCGGCGCTGCGCAGCGACTTGCCGAGGAGGAACCGCTCGATGTCCCGGGCGAGGCGCAGCGCCTTGTCCGGAACGACACCGATGAGTCGCGCCAGGTCGAGACAGACATAGCGCCGCAGCTCTTCCAGTGGCGCCTGCGCAAGATACCCCTCCGGCGTCAACGCGGCGTCCTCGGTGACGGTCATCTCGTCTTCGTCAGCCATGGCGACGCCCCTCCGATTGCAGGGAACTCGAGGTGTGTTCCGTCACGCGGGCGAGCCCTCGATCCAGATCCGCACCAGCCGGTCGGGAAACCTGCCATGATGCGTTGCGCAGCCGTGCGCGAACCGCACGACGTAGCTGGTCAGCCCGCCTGGCGCGCGCGCGACGAGATAGCTGCCGCCGACCGGCACGGCACTTCCGGTCAGCCGGGAAATTCCGGAATCCAGGCGCGCGGCCGGCGCGCCGGTGACCACGGCTACTTCCGCGTCGGGGGTGCCATCGCGAATCTGCTCGGCGACGCTGTCGACCGTCGCGCATGTCTCGGCGCCGCCGGGTCGTGGGCCGGATAGCAAGGTCGAAAGGGATACCAGCGCCGCCATGGCGGCGTGCGAGTAGCTCTTCATGATGTCTCCTGGACGGTACGGGCGGAGGCGCGTGGGCCGACCGCCACGCGCGAGCGATCTTGTGACGGAAGGAGTGCGTGGCCCTAGCGCCGCACCGTCGGCAAGTTGAGGCTACCGTCCCGCCCGAATGGCAAGATGCGCTCCAGCGCCCAGCCCTCAAACGGATTGACCGATTGCGGCGGACGCCGGCCGTTGTTCAGCTCCGCCACCTCCTGGGAGAAGGCGGCCCGTTCCGCGGGGGTCAGCCGGCTGAAGGCGGCGATTTCTGCCGCCGACAGGTCCGGCAGCGGCAGGGCCTCATCTTCGCCGCCTCGATCGCCCATGTCGTCTTCCAAAGCTCTCGGGTCCCAGCGGCCTCGCCGCTGCTGTGCGGCGTCGAAGGCTTCCAGGCCCATCAAGGCCGCCTGTGCCAGCGGGCTGCCGTCATGCCGGAGCAGCCCGGCTCCTACGCCCTGCAGCAGGTCTGACCACAGGCTGTACCAATCATATCCGTCCTTCGGAGCCATCATGGCCGAACCCTTTCGCATGGAGCGAATTGAGAAATGAACATTGGACGGCGCCAGGCTGGCGTGCTGCTGGTGGGTTGGAGAGCTCCGGCGCCCCCCTAGCCCATCATCACGCGTCCCAGCAGCGAGCCGATGATGCCGGCGCCGACTTGCCAGGGCTCTGCGCTGCTGGTCGGCATCGGCTGCGTCGTGGTCCTTGAGCCGCCGATGTCGCCGCCGATGAAGTTCTGATACAGCGCCAGCTCGTTGATCGGCGCCTGCTGGATGGCGTTGTAGCGCTGGATCTCGGCATTGATCAGATCCTGGAGGTGCGCTTGTCGCTGGCTCCCGACCTGGGCCAGCTGCTGCGCATCGAAGTAGTCCTGCTGCGCCAGTTGCGGCGCCAGCTGCGCCGCGGCGTCCATGCGGCCGCGCTCCGCCTGGTAGGCATCGTTGAGCACGCTGCCCAGGCCCTGCGCGACAGCGGCATCGTGTGCGCCGCTCCCGTACCGGCCGCCAAGCGCATAGGTCGCATTGACTGCGTTCCGCGCGCGATCGAGCACGCTGGAGAAACCAGGCGCATCCTGGCCGAGATACCTTCCACCCAGCACGTCGCTGACATAGCCCTTGGAGAGGTTGTTGAGTGGAGATCCGGCCTGTGCGCGGCCGGTGATCGTGCTCCATGCCTGGCTTGTCTCGGGCGAGATCGGCGCCACTGTCTGGCCGGGATAGGGGTTGATGCGCAGTGCTCCCGAGTCGTGCAGCTCGTTCAGCCGCTTGTAGCTCTTCTTCCAGAGCGGAATCTGCTCCGCCCACGGCGCTCGGTTTTCCGTAACTGTCTGAGGTTTGGTATCGCCACCGCCGCCGCTCATGCCAGCACCTTTTGAACAATGGAAGCAGACTTCTCGTAGCCGAGAGCCATCGCCCACCCCGCTCGCCCTACGATCTCCACGCCGCTGCAGCCGCAACGCTTCGCCCAATCCTCGATCGCGCCGATGCCGTCCTTTCCCCAGTCCGGCAGGCCCTTGCCGGCGCAGAACAGCACAACGAGCCAGCTCGCCGCAGGGTATTCCAGCACCTGCGTAACTGCGGCCGCGACCGGCATATCGTCCCTGACCGCGAGGAAGAGCTGCATGTGCCCGCTGCGCAACTGGTCCAATGTCGACGACAGCGAGTGCCGCCCCGCCGACATTTCGACTGCCGGCGCAAGCAAGACGGCGGCCTCGTCCCACACTGCGGGAATCAAACGGGTCGGCACCAGCCAGACCGTATTGCGGCGGCGCGGAGAGCCGGCGCCCGCTTGCGCCGGCGCCAGGCGAGCGTCTCCGTCATGTTTGGCCTCCGTGGATGCGTGCGATACTGTTTCGGTCATGAGAGCTCCGCTAGATGGTCGGGATCGGAAGTGTGACCGGCGCAGGACGCGCTGTGCCGCCATAGCCGCTGCTCTTCCCCGCCCGTGGCAGCGGCGCGGCGTATCGCGGCACCACAGTGCCGTAGGCCGGCAAGCCCGGGACGTCGGCGCTGATCATGGTCGCCGGGATATCTATCTGTGACTGGATTGCCTTTCGTTGAATCCATGGCCTGCCCCGCGCTCGGCTTTGCGCGGACTTCATGAGCTGTTGACGCGCCAGGATCATACGTGGATCCTCGGCATAGGCTTGGAACGCTCCTCTCGGCGAGCGATGCTCATTCGGGCGCACTTTGCCGCTTGCCGGCGCCGCGCCTGCAGATGCGCGGCCAAGAACATTCGGACCAAGGTTGACCTCCAGCGGACGGCCGGCCCAGCCGGAGAGGGTATTTGCGACCCTGCCGGCGACGAACCCGCCGAGGGGGCCGCCGAATGCGCTGCCCGCCAGGCCGGCGAGGCCGCCGACCGGATCGAACCCCCAATCAGCGTTGCCGCTGAGATTGTGCGGATCGAAGGACGGTGCCATCTCGTTGAAGCCGAGAGCGCTCGCGATCCTGTTCCCGATGTTGTCCCATCGCGAATTGTAGATATCGCGATAGTCGCCGACCCGATCGGCCCAGGCCCGCGCCGCCGCGTCCGCCATCGCGTCCGTCATTCCCGGATTCCGGGCTTGCATGTCCACGCGCTGGGAGAGCCTGCCATCCGGGCTTGAGAAGCCACCCGCACCTCTCACGCCCGTCGGTCCGCTCCATCCTCTGCGGTCGCCGGATCCACTTGATCGCTTCTGGCCAAATCCAGATTCTCTTGCTGCCTTGGCCTCTGCGGCGCTTCCAAACATTTGGCTTGTCTCCTATCCCATCACGGCATAGCGGAATCGTCGGTCGGTCTGGCTGTTGTTGGCGTGGCGAACCACGACGCTGCCGCTCTGCGTCGGATCAAAGTAGGTTGTCGACAAGGCGCTCGCCGCATTGACCGTCATCGGCATGAGCGACACGCAGCTCGCGCGCGTTATGAGGGGGTCATTGAGCGTCGTCGTTGTCGATCCCGGAGCGAGCACAAGTTCCCCCACGACATTCAGTTTCCCGGACATCGCATTGTTCAGGACGGTACGGGCAAGGATGTCCCATGGCTGGTTCAGTCGAACCTTCGGGTGCTGCCTGAAATCCGTCATCTGGCACCTTCTTGCACGGCCTCGATGTCGATGCCCTGCGCATGACTCCATTGTCCGTCCGCGCCGATCTTGACCCGCGCCCGATGATAGCGCGCACTGGACCGGAGCGGGCACGCACCGATGGCGTTCTGGGCCACTTCCGCGCTCCACATGACCGGATCGGTCGCGCGCTCTCGCGTGCCGACGCGAACCGACAAGTCGCCGCCATCGACCACCGGGCGGATCGCGCCAAGGAACGTGCGGCCGCCAGGCATGACCTCGGCCTCGATGCTGTCGATTTCCGCCGCCAGATTGCCGCCCTCGAAGAACGCCATCCGATTGCCGAAATCGAAGGCACCCAGCTTCGCGAGTGGGGATCCGCTCAACAGGACGCTGTCGAGCGAAAGCGGCATCGCATCGAGGTCCGGATAGATCAGGTCGAGGCTGTCCAGGGTCTCGCCCAGCTTGTTCATCATGCGGCAGAGGATGTCGACGCCGATCTCCGCTCGTGACCATCGGTCGATGGTCCAGTTGTAGATCAGCAATGTATCCGGCGCTCCGGTGGCGCTGTCGGTCGACGGGAATGCCACCAGGTAGAGCTTGCGCGATGAATCGATGGCCGCGCTGATGCGGTGCAGGTAGCTCTGGTTCACGTTGGCCCAGAACCAGGCATCGACCTTCTGGTCGCCGATCGGCCTTTCCGCTTCGCCGCCCGAGAGCAGAAAGAAGCCGTCGGCCGCCAGGAAGAACACCAGCTGCTGATAGCTCGCGACCGACCCGGCCGCCGCGCATCCGCGCTCGGTCGAGATGGCGTCGAACTGGAAGATCAGATCCGGGCCGACATAGGTTCCGCGCCGAATCGCGGTTTCCTGAAAGATGATCGCATACTGCCCGCCGACGAGGCCGGTGACACGGCCGCCGTCGGGGAATGACTGGATGTCCGACTGATCAATCCCCGGCGACCAGCTGCTGATGTCGTTGATGGCCGACCACTGCACGGCACTCTGATCCGTATCGAGCTGGCCCAGCATCACGAAGTCGCGCACCGTGGCCGCAAAGCGCGCCTTCTGCGGCCCAGGCAGGTCCGCGAACGGATTCGGCGAAGCAATATCGATGACCTGCGGCTGGTCGCTGCCGTTCACCGCAACCACCTTGCTGCCGAACTGGGTATATGACCAGCCTTGCTCGGGAGCGGTCGAGTACGGCCCCGACAGTCGGGATACATCGTTCCAACTCGCCCCGTCCCACCTGTACAGCTTCGCCGCGTCGCCGGCGACATTGAGGATCGAACCATCGGGGCCGCGAAACGATGCCGCGCCCTGGCACCGGGCGCTCAGTGCGGTCCCCACGGGAGCCAATGCGGGCAAAGGGCCATAGCTCTGCGCCGTCAGCGGAACGACGTTCAGGACGTGGCCCGACGCGCCACTGTCCAGTCCCGGCTGGTCGGGCGCAAACTCTGCAAAGGGGATCATAGCGATGGCCGAATTTCGCCGGCGGCGAGTCGCCGGGCGGTTGTCGTGGCAAGGCGTTCATGCGCAGCTGCTTCCATGGCGGCCGCGCGCGCCGCATTCGCGTCATCCCGCAGATACTGGCTGTAGAGGATGGACTTCGCCCGGTGGCGAATCAGATCCTCGGCATCCTGCGTCCAGGCGTTCTGGTCCCCGTCTGCGACCAGAGCCGGCAGCTTGAACAAGCCGGACAGCCGGATCTGGTAGGGGCTGTCCGGAACCGGATACAGGCGGATCTGCTGCCCCCAATAGGCATAGTGGGTCGGCTGGCCTCTCGATGAAGCATCGGCGTTCCAGTTTTCGATCTCGACATAGCCGGTCTTCGCGAGCGGCCAGCGCATCGTGCCGACCGTCAGCGTCACCGCATCGAATTCCAGGACGTGCGGAATGTCAGCGAGGTCTGCCTGGCCGTAGAATTCTTGCCCCGGCACTGTCGCAAAAACGCGGTCGCGGAACTGGTTGAACCAGAAGCGTTCGACCTCGTAGTGCCCGATGGCTTCCTGGATGCAGAGCTTGATCTGGTCGCCCATGTCGGCGCGAAGGCTTTCGTCGGCGACGCGTGAGATCATGTCGAGATAGGTAGCCATGAACCTGCGCTCCGTTCCGGTTTCCGCCTCTTGCCCTTTGATTGCCTGGCTTGCTCCCCGGCGGGCACCGGCCTGACGGCGAATCCCTGCGACTGGGCGATTGCGGCGAGCCGCCGCATGGCGCGCCGACGGCAGGGTGCGGCAGGCACCGAAGTGCCTGCCGGCCATGGGGCATCAGCCATTGTTGACGGTATAGGCGATATGGATGACGGCCTTGCCCTGGGTCGCCGCCGTTCCGGTCTGTGTGTATTTGACGAACACGTCCGCCTCGGCCGCCGCTTCCTGCAGGTTCGCCAGCGGAGCGGCGCTGTTTCCCACCGACCCTTCGGCGATATCGGCCGCACCGAAAATGTTGTCGTAGTTGGCGGCGTTGGTGCCGACGGTGAGCACATTGGTCGTGCCGGCGTTGAAGCTCGTCCGGACGCGTGCCAGGGCCTGAGTCACTTGAGCGTTGGCCGGCAACCGACCGATGACGATGCCGGAGGCAATGCCGGGGTCGTTGTAGTTCACTTCCTTGCGAAGATAGTGCACCAGATTCTGGTGATATTGCTGTGCGACAGCCATTTTCAATCCTTTCAACGAAACAGAGCGGCCTTCGCGCCGGGGAGGCAAGCGCGAAGGCCGCCCGCGCGCCGATGCGCCGGTCCTGGGGCCGGACGGCGCAGGCGCGATTGAGAGAGTGGACTGGGGATCAGCTCGCGGCTGCGTAGGTCGGAACGACGATCGTCCCAAAGTCCTTGTTGTTGAACCGCGTCTTCTTCACGCCGAAGATCGCACCCGCGGAAACACCGAGCTGGTTGCCGTAGTCGAACAGCTCTTCGAACCAGGTCATCTTGTCGATACCGTTCTCCGACCCGAAGGCGATGCAGGCCGCCTGGGCGCCCGCGAAAACGGCGCGCCGGGTGTTGTCGACCGTGCTGTTGCTGACCGAGTGAACGCCCTTCGGCAGTCTCGTCCATTCGTGCAGCACGACACCGTTGTATTCGCCCAGGGCTCCGGTGAAGATCGGGTTATTGGATCGATCGCCGCCGGCCGTCGCCGCTTTCTGGATGTCCAGCCACTGCCCGTTGGAGGCATTGGTGCGCATGTCCCGGACCTGATAGGGATGCAGGAACATCACGTACTTGTCCTCGCCGTCGACCCGCAGCGGCCGGATGATCGGCAGGCCGCTTTCGAAGAAGGTCTTGGCGCGCGCGACACAGCTGTCGATGAGCGACAGATCGAATTTGTGCGTGGTCAACAGGCTCTCGTCGTTGGCGACGTTGCCGGCGCGGATCAGGTGATCGCTGTCGGCCGCTACTGCGGCATTGTTGCCGGTGAAGCGCGTGTCGGTCTGCACCGTGAAGCCGGCCACCTGGTTGGCGAAGCACTGATCGAGCCGCTCGGCCCACCAGTCACGCAGGCCCTCCAGGTTGTCCTGCCGGACGTCGAACGGAACGCGCTGCTCGCTCATCTTGCCGGCCGACCGCGTGGCGTGGCGGAGCTGGTTGACCACAAGCGTATCGCTGTAGGTGGTAAGAGCTTCCTCCTGCCCTTCCAGGGTCGCATCGCCCTGAACGCCCTCTCCGACCAGCCGCATGCGCAATCCGCACACGACCTGGTCGCCGGCATTCTTGCTGATCTCGTCCTTGCGGTAGATCAGCGAGTCCTTCGAATTGCCGATGAACTTGCCGATCCAGGTGTTGGCGATGGCCTCGGACATGAGCTTCTTGGACCAGACCTTCACCGCCAGGGGGTGATTTACCCCAAACTCGGTTCTTGCCATTTTGGCTCCTATGAAAAGAACAATGTGGAGTAAGCCGCATGACGCCGGGCTTGGCGTGACCGTCCGGCGAGTCCGCACGCCGTTCACGGCGTCCAGCCTCGAAATGGATGTTCACTGCTGCGAATCTCTCCCTAACGCCGGAGAGCGAGCGAATACATGACCTGGTGTAAGTTCTCGGCTCCGGTATGTCGTCCGAAGCGTGGAACCTGGACTGGCTGCACCTCAGCTAGACAGAGCCACGCTCCGATGATCCGAGAACCGAGCTAGGCTTGAGGGCGCCCTTCGAGGCTTTGGATGGTCGCGTCGGAATACTGCCCTTCCGCGAGTGCACTATGAAGCGTTCGGTCTTTCGCGGCCAATCTTCGCTTCAGCGCGACTGCGGCGCAGCAGCATCTGGATGATCAAGTCGCCAACGATGCAGAAGATCAGCCCAAGCACCAATGCCGCGTACTGGGTCGATGGATGTTGAATGGCCATCCCAAATTTGTCGAGCAACCATGCAGCCAGAAATGCCGGATGTCCCAGCAACTCGAAGAGCATGTTCGCAAAGCCTCCTACGTCTCCCCCATCATACTGGAGATCGAGGAGCGTCACTGCCAGGCCATCGACGAAGACCAGCAGGCCCCACATCAGGATGATGTGCCGAAGACACCACCGCAGTATCGACATTCGCAACTTCTCCCTCGGCGTCGCTACTCATGGTTGTCTTCTACCACGAGTCCGCCGACGGCGGAAGTGGTTCCTCGCGTCGATCATCGCGCAAAGTTGCGGGCGGGTACGGGTAAGTCGTAGCCCGGTGTGCTGATCGGCAGCCTTGGCGCTCCCACACCGACCGCGCGCAGCAGACCTGCAATGTAGGAGTTCGAATTGTAGCTGGGGCCGATCCCGCGATAGGGAACCGCCGGGTGCGGCAAGAAGTCGTAGTTGAGATCGTCCGGATAGTCGCGATGGGCTTTCAGCAGCATATTGATGAATGCGTCTTCAGGGATGCCACCCGGCGGCAGTATTGGAATGCCCGGTTCATGGGGCTTGACATCATTCTCCCGATTGGTGTCGCTTACGAGTGAACCCCAAACAGGACCCGCTCCGACAGTGGCGTAGCGGCGGCCCCGCTCATCGATATTCCGGAAGCGGGGATCTTGAGCGTAGGCTCCCTGATTGGACGGTGTGATTCGCAGAAGCGTGTGATATTGGCCCGGAATCACACTATGCCATTGCAGGCTCACCCCTGGCGCGGCGACGACTGAACCTCGCAACTGCGGATTGACCGGAATGCCGCGGCCGGTTCTCCAGGACCGAGGTTCGCGCTGTTCATCTGTAGCACGCGGATCCGTTGCCTCTGCAAGCCGTTCCGGACGATCCCGCATGTACCTCACGATCGCGTCATGATAGTCCTGCTCCAAGCGACGACGGCGTGGTTTCATGGCCGGCCTTCATACCAAAAAGCGATTGCCTCAGGCGTCGCTGGATTGCCGGCATTGGAAGTGAAGCCGTTATGGACGCCTGCATTGAATGTTCGATGTGCTTCGCTTGGCTCGGGCAGCAATGCGGCTGAAGCGAACCGAACGCCTAGTCCCTGGTGTCACCTTTGCCGGACGACTGCACCGCTCCGAAGAACTGTCGAGGCCCAGATGCGCCTCGAGATTTGGCTCAACGCGCATGACGTCGTCCGACAATACCCATTTTGAGTCCCAATACTGCGGTACTCTCGTATGCCCTCCAATTGTCTTCGATCGGCAAGCACCGCTATGATCGCATCAATGTCCGCCAGCGGTCGCCTCTCGTTGCTTCCGCAAAGGCCTCATCGCTCAGCTGAGCAAGATCCGCCAGGTCGAGAATTGGGTCATCCTTGTTCCCGCCGAGCCCGGGCAATTGTCTATTCTCGGACGTCGCATCGGGTCTCGCCCTGCTCGCTTGGTAGCCGTTGAGAACCGCGTATCGGTAGATCGCCGCCATCGGGTCGAGTCCAACCGCCGCCGCGCGGGCGCGAATCTCCGCTTCGTTCATGTTGGTGATGGCGATCGCCTGATCGAGACTGTAACCCACGTCAATCAATTCACTGACACGATGAAACCGGGCGTGTTGATAGGCCGCCTGCTGGTCAACCCATTGCTCTTCGGCCACCCGTTGCCGCTCTTGCTCGGCGAGATCGCGCGCCGCCAAAGCTTCGGCAAGACTTTCCGCGCCCTCCTCCAGAGCCGCGATGGGATCATCCGTCTCCAGGGCCACGCGCACCAGAGCTTCGATAGCGCCGGTGAACTCTCTATCCGGCTCGGCAACGCCTGCGCGGCCGGGCTCTGGTGCGGCCTGCTGAGTCAATCGGCTCAATTCGTCGGCGACCGTTTGCAGCGCATGGTCCAGGCCCGCGACAGGATCCGGACTTTCCAACGCCGCATCGAGCTCCTCAGGGAGTCGCGTCCGCAGGATATGTTCGACTGCCTGGCCGGCAGGCGCTCCCGCATCGGTACCTTCTACGGTCGTTTCAGTGAACTCGGGGACCTGTGGTACAATAGGGGCATTGTCACTTTCGCCGACCGACATCGCTTGCTCGCTGGACATTGATCCTCCATTTGAGCGCCAAGCTGTCATCGCAGGGGCTCTGCAGCCCACTGTTCAGTGGCGACTCATCTCAGCAGCTTCTGCCAACGATCGCCCTTGGTGGCCTCGGCAAACTCCTCGTCGCTCATCCCCGCCAAGGCCTCGAGTGTCAGCGTCCCGGTCGATCCGCCGCCGGCATTCGAAAGCGACTTGGAGGCAGCCTGTCCGCGGGCCGCGAGCACAACCTTTTCGACTTCGCTCATCGCGGACCCGGAACGCGGCGCCAGCCCGGCAGCGCGATGTTCCGGCCCGCCGGCCGATCTGCCGCGATAGCCATGGCGTTGCGCATAGTCGTAGATGACCTGCGCGGGATTGTGTCCGCTGGCGTAGGCATTGCTTATGATCTCCGCTTCGTTGTCGAAGGTGATCGCGAGCGCCTCCTGCGGCGAGTATCCCAACGTGCACAGCTCGGACACGCGCGCCTGCCGTGCGTGCCGATAGGCCGCCAGGAAGTCAGGCCGGTCCCGCATCACATCCCGTACCGAGTGCATGAGTTGCGTGCGGAACTGTGATTCTGCTTGCGCCTCCGGGTCGGAAAGTGGCAGTTCTCTCGGCGCATCATCGTGCGGCGGGTTATCCCGATGCTCCGGGCTTGCTTCTCCACTGGCACCTGGCTCCGCGGCGCCCTGCTTATGCGCAAGTTCGTGCAGAAGATCGAGCCGGCCTTGCAGCCGTTGCTGGGATTCGATCACAGCCTGCAGCTCCCGCTGCAGCTCTTTCCGGCGCCCCCGTTCCTCGGCCAGGGCGCCATAGGGCACCGTTTGTTGCCGGCGAGAATCAACGGTATCGTCCTGATGAAGCTCGACCAGTTCCGGCATTGGTGGCATCGGCGCACCCGACGGCGGATTGTCAGGGGACTCATGCCTAGCTGACTCGGCGCCAATCGGCCCCGTCGTATCGCGGTTTTCCATGCAATGATCACCGATCGAAAATCGACTGAACGTCGTACAGAGATATCAAGTGCCGAGCGCCACGACCACGCCCAGCAGAAGCTAAAGTACGAGCACCCAGTTTCTTGGTTAGCCGCGTTCTTAGACCGATACTCGTAACAAGAGTAGATCGATTCCACTTAGTTGAGCTTTATTGGCATGCGCGGATCAAAGGGACGGGTGTAGGGTAGCTTGCCGCCACCCAGGCCACCAAGACCCGGCACTTGCCCAATGTATCCCATACCGGGAGTGGCTCGAATCATTGACCCTCTCGACCCTGGTCTAAGAAAAGAGTTGTTCCCTCTTGGAAAGTCGTCATTGGCGGGTAGTGAGCCCTCGACAAGCGGCGGCCGCAGTAGCAGGGCCTTTGCCTTAGCGTTCTGGTCAGACCGCGGAACCCACATCGGCGGCACAATCACTGGCATATCTACACTATCGAACGTGATCACACGTGGGTCGGGCGTAGGCGCCTCGTCGACGATGTCCATGTCGATGTTTCTCCATTCCATTTTGCCTTTTGGATACTTTCCGTTGTTGTAACATTCCTGCCAGAGCTCTTTCGCCCTTTCGATGCACCCCCTGTACGCGCCATCCGGATACAGATCATTGTTCCAATACATCTTGCTGCACCTGTCTTCCGCGGCTTTGAGGTGCTCGTCGCACTTGTCCTTTGAATACTTGCGGCGCTTCTTCGCATGTGCCCGGCGTTCTTCGTGCCTCTCTCGAACGAGGTCCTCGTCTGTCTTAGGATTGCGCAGGAGATTGGCCTCGGGGTGCTTCGCCCAAAATCGTTGTGTCTTATTGAGCTGAGGCTCCTTGGGCGGGAGCTTCGGTGGGTTCAAATTATCGGCTACCAGCATGACTTGAGGTAGGAAATCGCGCTCGTCAGGCTTCGCATTGAACTGACCATACTCATTGAACTTGTGTCGATTGAAGTTGAGATAGTCGGACAGGCCCTGTCTCATTTGCTCGCTCGGCGAGCTCCGCAAGATATTGACCATGTGAGGTCTCCAATAGAACAAAGACTGATGAACAACGGTCTCAGTGAGTTTGGGCCGCTTGACTTCGGTCGGTATGATCGCAAGCGGGATTGCGTCACGCATGGTGTCGTGCCGGAGCACCATGTCTTGCGCCTGGTGGTGCGTCTGTACTGCGCCGACTCGTGTCCGCATTGAATGCATCGCACCTGCTACGATGCGGTAGCTGATTGCTGGATGTGATAACGCAACCTGTTGTCTGGAATTTTGGCTTGATGGCGGTCAGTCATCCTGGCGTTCCCAGTTGAGATAGGTGCGGGAGGATGCGTCCCAGTCCTCGTCGATCTCGACGAGGACGGCGGTGACG